TTCGTATGTGATCCCCAGCTTCGCAAGTGCATTTTTCAAAAGCGCGAAGCGGTAATCGTCAAGCGCGGTCATTTGAATACTATATGTTTGCATTTGCGCTGCGATCCAGCCTGTTATCAGTTCGGGATCTATTTCTGGCGCGTCTACAAATTCCAGTTCGCCTGTCGCTTCTGGCTCATGCAGTGGGTATTTTATGCGCCCCAGATCCGCGCTGTTTGTGCATACCCATGTTTTCTGTACCCAGACGAATTTTGCACCGCGTTTTGTCAATATTCCTGCCGAAGCAAAGTCATTGATCTTTGTGTAGTCAATGCCAACGACGGCGAATTCTCCCTGTTTCACTGGTTCGACTTCTTGATTTGTAGCCAGTATATTTTCCCAGCTTGTCAATTCCACTTCTTTGTTGCCCTGCCGCACATTCATTCGCTTTGTCATAAAGTCGCTTGAAGTGCTGCTGTCTTCCAGCCATTCTTTGTATTCCTTTCTGGTTTCTTCCATAAGGTTTGGCAAATAACGTAAAGAAGGATTTGCTTTGTGCCAGTTTTCTTCGTCGTGTACTTCTTCGGGATCGTCTAACATACATATAAACGGCAAAAAGCCGTTGTCTTCTGTTTCTCCGTCCAGAATTCTTTTTGCTTTCTCCAGCAAATTGTCAAGAACTCCGTCGCACACGTCGCCGTTTGTTGTTATATATGTTCGGCGTGGGTGCGGTTTCTTTCCCAGTGCCGTTGTAAACACTTTAATGTTGTCGTATGTTTCATATGCGTGCACTTCGTCAAAGTCTACCTTGCCCGATCGCAAGCCGTCTTTTGACTTTGCGTTGTTGGTTCGGTATTTCAGCGTTGATCCAGTTTTTCTGCAAACAATTTTTTCTTTGTTCCAGTAGAAGATCTTTTTTAGTTGCGCTTTTGTCTTCTTGTTTTTGCAGTTCTCCAGAATGTCGTATATATCGTTGAATGATGTTTGCGCCTGTTCTTCTGCTGTGGCGCAAATATCAATGTCGTACTTTTTTATGTCGTTGTATGGGCTGATCAAGGCGAAGTCTTCAAAAGCTAAATAGCCGTTTTTTCCTGCTCCCCTTGCAACCATGACAAAAAGGTCTGGAAAGCGCGGCAGTCCGTCTTCGCGGAACACGCAACAGTGCAATGTGAACACGAATTTTTCCCATTCAAACAATCCGAAGTCAAAATATTTCTGCAATCCCATGTATTGTTGTAGCTGGTCTGTTTTTATGGTCAATTTTTCATTTTTGAACACATTTTTGACGAATTTTATTAACTTTTTTTGGTATAAACACGCCCTTTTTTGACCGTTTTTTCCTTCATTTTCGACCAGTTTTATATAGTCGTAAATCTCTGGCACATCACAATACGAAGTCTTCATCGTCGCCACCACCTATCACGGCAGCACTTGCCTTCAATCCCAGTTCGGAAAGAAGCTTCAGCATTTGCGCGTTTGTCTTGTTGAACATATCCACGCTTTCATTTTTCTTGAAGCCGCACTGACCGCCGCCGTTGTTGTATTCAACGATAGTTCCGCGCTTTTGAATATCTTTGACAAGCAGGGTTTTTGTGACGTACATTGCCATGTAATCTTGCACCATGTCTTCAAAGAATTTGCCGCAAGTTCCGTTCGCTTCCAATTCGTCCAGCAAGTCTTTTTCGATCTCTTTGTATCGTTTTGACCGTGTAATTTTTTTCACTTCTTCGTTGCGTTCGTCTGGTGCTTTTTTTGCCATTTATACCCCACCCCCTTCATGTACGCGCGCGCAATTTCTGTTTTGTCTACCCCATGCCCCGATTCCCTGCCCCTGTCAAAAATCGAATTCTTTTTGAAGGGGGGATCTGTTACCAGCGTTCTTCGTTTACAAAATGATCTTTTCTGTACTCGTTCGCCACTCGCTTGTCTGGGTGCTGCTCATTGTGGCAGCTTTCACATAATGGTATTAGATTGACATATTGCTTGCCTTTGTATGTGTAATATCTTGACAATGCCAGTCGTGGGTGCTTTCTTATCCACTGCACATGATGAACACTTCTTGCTGGTTCGTGAAAGCCTTTGCGTTTGCAGAACACACATTCATAATTGTTTTCTTTTTTGATTTGTTCTGACAGTTCGCGCCAGTCTTTGCTTTTGTAGAACTTGATCAGCTTGTCTTCTCTGATTAGCTGATTGATCCACTTCTCCAGTTGTTCTTCTGACATTGCCATTTGTCTTCGTTCCTCTCTTTGTTGCTGGCAGCTTTACAACTGCCAGCGAAGGAAAGCTGCAAACAAAAAAGACAGAACGCAACAAACAAATTTCCTTCGTCTGTTGTTTTCTGTCTTCGTCTACGCCCCTATTTTACCACAACCCGACAAATATATCAATGATTAAACAAAAACCGCCTGTGGCTTATTCTGGCGCGTCTGCGCTTGCTTTTTGTCCTGCTGCCGCGCTGTCCTCTTAACTGAACGGCAATTCTTCGTCGATACCGTCTGGAATGTTCATAAAGCCGTTTTCGTCTGTTGGGTACTGCTGCGGCTGCTGTCCGTTTCCCTGCTGCCCTGTTGCCTGTCCGTTTCCTGCGGCTTTGCTTTCTGCGAATTCTTGATCTTCTGCGACAACCTCTGTTGTGTATACCTTCACGCCGTCGCGGTTTGTATAGCTGCCTGTCTGTATTCTTCCTGTGACAACCAGCTTTGTGCCTTTCTTGAAATACTTTTCGGCGAATTCTCCTGCCTTGCCGAATGCAACGATCTGCGGAAAGTCTGCGCCGCCGTCCTTTGTCCTTCTGTCAACTGCCAGCGTGTATCGTGCAATGCACATCTGTTCTTGCGAACTGTTCTGCTGCGTCCAGCGCACTTCGGGATCTCTGGTCAATCGCCCCATTAAAATGACTTTATTCATTTTCTTTTTCCTCTTTCATTTTTGCGCAGCACTCGCATTCTTTGATCCGCGCTTCCTTGTTGTTGTTTGATATAACTATGACTGTTAAACAAATAATAAATGTGATGGTGATTGCTGTTGCGTTCATTTGCCCTTCTTTCCAGCCGCGTGTCCTGCGATCAGTATTGCGAATGTGATCGGGAAGAATACGCCTGCTAATATGCTATATTTTTTTAGTTGTTCGTGTTCGTCTGTCTTTGTGTCGGGTGTGTTCTTTCGTGTTATCAAATACATATAGTACCCAGTGCCGATTGCAAATTCTATGTATAAAAACACTGCTACTGCTACCGCCACGCCTGCTGCCGCGCTCATTCTGTCACGCTTTCCAGATAATCTTGCAACTTTCTTGCCATTGCTGCTGTCTGGATTGCTTCGGCTGCCATGTTCTGTGCTGTCTGCTCCAGAATGCCTGCTGCCGCTTTGATTTCTTCATGTGGCGCATTGCCCTTTGTCATTTCCCAGATAACCGCAATTTGCCTTGCGACCTTCTGCAATTCTGTTTCTGCTTCCTGTGCTTCTTCCAGAATTACTGCATAGCCTTCATGTGTGCTGGTAAACTGTCGCCACGCCTTATTTGCTACGGTCAATTCTTCTTCGGTTGTCTTTTTTACTGCTTCGATCAATCCCTGTCGCATTGTTCTTTTCTCCCTTCGGTTCTTCATAAAGTTGTGTGCTTTCGTCCATTGCTGCTGCGATCGCTATTCCTGCAAGTAGCAGGATTGCAAGCGAACCGACCGCAAACAATATCAGCGCAACAATGATTATTATTGCATTCATTCACTTTCTTTTTCCTCTTTCCTTTTCTCGCACTTTGAAACAATCAGCCGAATTTTTATAATTTCGCTGTCTTCCAGATAGTCGCACACTGTCGCAAGATCTGACGCTATTTTGTAGCGTTCCGCTTCTTCTGGTGTGAATTCTGGTTCTTCGTGGCTTGTTTCCTCAACGGCGATCGGCTGGGTATTTCGCCCAGCCATAAAGTCGTCAAATTCCTGTTTATTTTCAAACGTCAATACCGCTTTCATGTTCCTGCCCCCTGTCAAATAGTGCTGCCGCAATCGTCCAGCCCATATTCGCGTTTTCTGCGCTTGCAATCTTCCAGCATGGCTTCCAGAATGTTCACTTCTTCGTCGCTCATGTAAATATAATATTTTTCAAGCATTTTCAGTGCATGAAGCCTTCTTGCATTTTCTTTTTCTTCTGCGGTTGTGTCGGTATCTGACACATGATCTTTCATTTGCTCCAGCGTTGCTTTGCTGTGTTCTTCTTCGGCTTCTTCCTGTTCTTCTTCGCCTGCTGCCTGCTCCGCTTCTTTTTCCTCTGCCATTGCCTTGATTTCTGCTGCCCTTGTTTCCTGTCCTGCTGCCGCAGCTTCCGCAATGGCGTTCTGGTCTTCTTCTGGCAGTTTGCTTGCTTCGGCTGCTGCCGTCATGCTCATTGTACCAGCTTCAAACTGTTCTTTGATTGCGTCTGTGGCGTTATTGCTGATCTGCTGCAATGTTCCGATCGTTCCTGTTGCTTCTCCCATGATCGCGGCGATATAGTCACGCGTGCGTGTTCCTTTTTCTGGTTTGAATGCGCCTTCTGCCTTCATTTGCTGCAAAAGTTCTTTCCACTCCTGCGCTTCGATCATTTTGTCGTAGTCTGTCGGCTTTCTGTTGAAGGTGTTACCGATCAGCAGTTGCATTCTGAATTCAAGTTCTGTCATGTCCTTGTATCTGCACGGAACTTCTGCGAATTCTTCTTCGCCTTCCTGCACAAGCAAGTCAACTGCTGTTATTCGTCTATGACCGGAAGCCAGCCAGTATTCGCCGTTTACACGCCCCAGCAAAAGCGGCTGTTGCAATCCCCCTGCCATGTGAATGCCTGTTGCCAGTTCGTTTATTTCTTCCACACTGTATTTGTTGTGTTTTGTGACGATAATTTCTTTGTAATGCAATTTTATGTCTGTGTAGCCTTCTTCTGACTGCATAGATCCGCGCGTTTTGCTGTTTAATATGCTTGTAATATCAAAAGCCATGTCTTTTTCCTTCCTTTCGCCTATTCTTCGCCTAAATATTCCCGAATGAATTTTCTATAATCGACCGAAGCCGCGCACATCTTTGAAAATTCTTCAAGCGGCACTTTGCTATATGTCCAGTCGTCCACTTTGTCGCTAAATCTGATCTTTGTTGCAAATACCTTGTGTGGGCTGTTCTTTCGCAACCATTCTTCGGCAGCAAGTGAAAATGTTGTCTTTTTAAAGATTGTCAGCAATACGCCTGCTACCTTCAAGCCCCTGTTTATCGCCTTTATGTTGTTGATCTGCTCTGTGATGATGTCCACGCCGTCAAGCGACCAGTCATTCAGTTTCACAGTGACGATCACTTCGTCAGAAGCACAAAGCGCATTGATCACGCACATACTGACCGACGGTGGATTGTCAATAATACAAAAATCATACTGATCGGCGACCGATTGCAGGAATAATGCGAAGCGATCTGCTTGATTGTCTGTTGCTGCCAGCACTTCATATTCTGCGCCTTCCAGCGTCATGTTTGCGTTTATCAGATCCAGCGTTTCTGTGATGTGGTATATTGTCGGCGCAATCTTTCGCAAAATGTGACTGCTGCCGCAGTTGTCTTTCGGGTATAGCTTGCCGAAAAACTGGCTTGTGTTCCCCTGCTTGTCGTTGTCAATCAGCAATACACGCTTTTTATACTTCGCGCCCGATAGAATGTGCGCCATTGTGATTGCTGTTGTTGATTTTCCCACGCCGCCTTTTAAGTTGATGATTGATACTGTTTTCATGTTTGCTTTCCTTCCTTTCGTCGTTGTCATTCATATTCGCATATTGATATATTTTCAAGGACGCACGCCGCGCAGTCCTTTTTCGTTTCTGCTCCGTCAAAACAAGCTACTGGCAGGAATTCTTCGCCGAAACAACATTCGCCATGTATGGCGGCATATGTCAACGCCTGCTTTATGCTTTCCGTGTCTTCGCTGCTGCAATATATTTCAATGCGTTTCTTCGGTCTGCAAGGTTCTGACATTGGATCGGTCAAAATAGTTGCTGACTGCTGCAAGTATGCTTCCAGTGTCCTTGTTGCTTCTTCTCCACTCCAGCAGACTTCTACTTTGTAGCCTTGTTCTTTCAGATTTGCGATCCATTCCTTCTGGTTGTCCGTCGGCTTGTTCTTGCCGTACTTCATTTCGATGTAAAGACCAGCGAAGCCGCCGCGTGCTACTGGCAGACATAGATCTGGCACTCCTGCTTTTACTCCCATAGCTTTGAAGCGTGCTGCTTCTGTTGCGTTACGTTTTCCACCGTTCGGAACGTGAAAAAGCAGCTTTAATTCTGGAAAACGGTTTGTATTCCAGTTCGCCCAGTCGATCGCGCCCATTTGTTCGGTGTCTTCTCCGCGTTTTAGGTTTCCGTACATTCGTTTTTGCTCCCTTCTCTCGATGTTTTCTTCGGATTGTCAGAAAGCCCCAGTAAATAGTCGCAAGTACATTGCAAAGCCTTTGCAAGTCCGACATATTCAGTTGCAAGCGGTGTCCTGCTGCCGTTTGTCCATCTGCTGATTGTCGGTTCTGTCTTTCCTGTCATTTCTGCCAGTTCTCTTTGTGTCATATTTAGCGCACGCAATCGAATTTGTATTCTTTCGGCTGTCGCGCTCCAGTTTTTATTCTTCATGCGTCGCCGTTCTCCTTTGCTGTTATTCTGTAAAGTTCGCGGACTTTCTGATCTCTGTCTTCCAGCAGTGTCATTCGTCTGGTTAGTTCTTCCAGAAGGTCTTTGCTGGGTATTGTTTTTAACACAATCAGTTTTTCGCTTTCTTCCAGTCCTCTTGCAACGCCCTTGAATTCTTCAAGGTGTCTTTTCTCCAGTTGTTGATCGTTCTTTTCTTCTGTTGTCATAGTTCTTCACGCTCCTTCAATGGTTTTTGATACTCGGTCAATTCTTCCACAATCAGATCGCGCGGCAGAATATCCCTGCAAAAGTAAATCGTCGCAAATGACGCGCCCTTCTTGAATTCTTCCATGTTGTCTGGGCTGTGGAAGCCGATCCGCTTGTCAAATGACAATAATTGTATGCCCTGTTTGAAGAATTCAAAGCGCGATACGCCCTGCAATGAATTCAAGGGAAGAAGGATTGCAAACGGCTTGCCGATTTCGTAAAGCCTGCGCAACACTTCGTCTTTCTTCGTAAACGGTGGATTGCTGACAATCACGTCGAAGTCGTCTGGCATATACTCGAAGAAGTCTTGCCCTTCTTCTATGCTGCTTCTTACTACTTGCCACCCCCCCCCTGCTTGAATGTCTGATAAAACGCCGACCACTCGCAGTCGAACAGCAACCAGATCTTTTTGTCTTTGGGTATGTATTTTGTAATGGGATCGACCGCATAAAACGGTGTGTATTGTTCGTTTGACGCTTCCGTGCGGTCTGCCTGCAAATATCCTTTATTTTGTGCCATGTTTTTTTCGCTCCTTCTTCTTCGTTTCTGTGATTTCCACTTCGCCTGTGTCAAGGTTTAGTGTGTAGCTGTCTTTCGTGGTCTGGTTGTATCGCTTCATACTGTCTTTGATCAGCGTATATGTAAAATACATAAAGCCTGTTACTTCGTGCCATGCTTCCTGTACGCTGTCGCGGTCTAAATACCAGCCCGACGGTATTTGTATATTGTGACTGTATGCGTTGCGGCTTGACACTGTCTTTTTCTCTGGTTCTGGGATCTTTAGGTTTTTGCTGGAATTGTAACGCTTACCGCCGAAGCCTTCGTCTGTCTTCATGGTCTTTTCAGAATACTTCACAAAGTACGACGCTAGTTTTGCATATTGTCCATTGTCTTCCATTGGCTTTATTGTGATGAAGCCTTTATCCCAGCAGTTTTTCAATTTTCTTGCTTCTATGTCGTTTATAACCATGTGAATGTGTGTTGCTCCGCGTTCTCCGCGTTCTGCTACCCAGACATATTGCAATTCTTTGTCATTTTCCTTGTAAACCTTGCGAAGTGACCGCAGCAGCTTTTCAGCGTCCTTCTTCAACTGGTCTTTGCTTTCTGGTCTGTTCTCTTTCTTGTATGACCATGTGACATATAGGCTTGTGCCGTCAAAGTTTTCATTCAAGATCCATGTCAGTTTCTTTATTGCCTGTCTGGAATTCACTTTCTTTTGTGCTTCACTGGTTTTATTCTCTTTTGCTCTCCTGCTTCCACCCTTCATGTCAGATCTGACACTGTAATAATATGTGAATTGCTTTGTTTTTCCTGCTCGGCATATCTCCTGTTTGTATGGCATTGTGTTTTCTGTCCTGTTTGTCGGTAAAATAATATGCTTAACAAGTCAGAAAAGCGGCGCGAAAACCGCATTTTTATTGACTTTTTCGGGTTTTCGTGATATGCTTTTTATAGGTTTTTAATTTGCATATTACGAAAACACTTGATCGCTACAAATTGCCGTTTGTAGCGATCTTTTTTGTTGTTCTTTGCATAGCGTCGTTTGTGATCATTCCTTCGTTTGTGATTTCATTTCTTCTATCATGTGCGCCAGTCCGTCTGCTGCCGCTTCCCATTCTTTTGCGTCCTTCTGTGCTGCTGCAAGCTGCGCTTTCAACTTTGCGATCTCTGTGTCCTTGTCGTTTTTCGGCTTTTGCTCCAGACGTTTTCGCAGTTCTGGTCTTTCGCAGACTGTCAAAACTGCCCTGCTGCCGTATTTGTCAACAAACATCTGCTGACCGCAGCACGCGCAAGTGTGGATCGTGTTGTCCTTTATCGCTTCAATAGGGATCTGCCTGCCGCATTTAAGGCAGGCGCGCCCATTCTTGTCCTTTACTCCAAAACTTCTTTTTATTGCCATGTTATTGCCCTATAAAATCAAACAACCGCATTTGCGCCATTTCGTCGCGCAGTCGTTCGTCTGCCTTTGTAAAATATTCTTTGTCGATCTCGAAGCCCAGAAAGTCGTGTCCTGTTCGGTACGCTGCCCGAAGACAAGCCCCCGATCCTGCGTGGGTGTCAAGTATTTTGTCGCCTGCCTGCGCATAATTTTGTATTACCCATTCATATAGGCGAATAGGCTTTTGCGTCGGGTGGAATGTGAAGTCTTTTTGCAATTCTGCGCGGTTCATCACAATTATTCTTGTGGGTTTTTGAAATGTACTGTATGCCAGTTCACAGTCTGACATCGTCAAGCCGTGTTGTCCTTTATCCCACACGATCCAGCCCTTTGCCCCTATGCGCAAATGTTCAACAAAGTAATTCCCCCCCCCAAATAATCTGGTTGACGCTGACACGCTCCAGTTCTCTGAAATATTCTTCTGGCGGTATCTGTCGATCCCAGTCTTTCTGGGTGTGCGCTTTCCTGTTGTGCTTCGGGTTTTTGTTGATACTTAATTTTTGACCGTCCACCCCTATGCCATAAGGGGGATCGCAGATTGCAAGTTCAAAGAAGTGGTCTGGTATTTCCTTCATTGCTTCCATGCAATCTGCGTTGTATATCCTGTTTAATTCAAACATTGTTCGCCGCCTACTGCTCGAATACGTCCACGCCCGATGTTTCACGAACGATCTTGATCTTGTCTTTTGCCATAGCCATGATCCTACATTTCAAGCCTGTTTTAATTGTCAAAACAATCTGTTTTGCGTCCTTGTCGCATACAAGGTCAATCGCTTTATCAATCAGATCCAGCATTTCTTCTGGCTGGGCGAACTGCCCTGCACCTTCTCCGAATAATTCCTGCGCGCGTTTCTTCGCGGTCTTTCTTCGGTTTGCTGTTTCTTGATAGCTTTTCGCCAGATCGCATTCGCAACGCATTGTTGCTGCTTCTTCCAGCTGTGGTTGTGTCATTTCTTCGGCATTCTCAACAAGTAACTGTTGACCGCAGAAGCGACAAGCTGCCTGCTTTGTTTCATTTGCCATTGTTTTTGATCTCCCTTCTTTTTATCTCGCATAAAGTGCAAAGCACTGTATTGCTATGATCCCGATCAAAGTACATATCAACGCCCACAAGCGACCGCATGATCTCCAGCGTGCGCGCATTATTCTTTCAGTCCATGCCTTTTCGCGGACTGGCGACCATGCCTTGTCGTCTATGTACTCATGCGCAAATATTTTTCTGCTGTCGTTTCCGAACTTTTCCACATTCTCTGGCACGTTCTCGTTGATGTAATCAAATTCAAGACCGTGTTTGTGGCAGAATTCCACTGCGTCTTCAAGGTCTTTGCCGCAACGGCACGTCCACAAAATGAGAATGTCGCCGCGTCTTTTGATCTCTTTGCAAGTCATAAACATTGAAAAATACGGCTTGATGATTTCTGGGAACTTCGTTTTTGCAAGTGTGCCGTCGAAGTCAACGGCATATATTTTCTTGTATGCGCTCATGCTCCCACCTTTCCGAAACGAAGAAGGCGATCAAAAAACTTTCTGCGCTCTATCTTGCCGATCTGTACCAGTCTTCTTTCTGCGATTGCTCCGATCATGGTGTTTAATCGCTTCAATTCTGGTTCTGTGATGTTTTCGTGAACTTGCATTGCGTTGGCATATCCGACCGCGATTGCGGCGCAGACGAAAACATCGTCGCGATCCTTTGCTTCCTTCACTCTGTCCAGTAGTTCTTCCACGATCTTCATGTCGCGTCTTTGCTCCTCGATTTTGTGTGGGTTTGCATGGATCAGAACTTTTCCCGATGTTTCGGCGTGTTCTCCGATCGTTTTCCACATTTCTTCCAGTAGTTCGTCGATTGATACTTCTTTGACTGTTGCTTTTACAAACATTTTGCTTTCCTTCCTTTCTTCGTTTGTGTTATTCGTCGCCTGCTGCCTGCTGCAATCCTTCTGGAAGGTCAATTCCTGTCAGATCTGCGCCGAACTGTGCGACTGTGACTTCGTATGCCGTTATAAGATGTGGCACATCGTCAATATATTTTTTAAACTCCCTTGATTGCATACGCCCCAGCACTTCAACGTATGTTCCTTTTGGAAGGGCTGCTGCTACGTCCGCAACCTCTCCCCAGCAAATGCACGGTATAAAGTCCGCTTTGCTCTTGCCGTTTGATACCGCCACCATAAGACTGACGACGTGAACGCCTTTTGAAGTGGTGCGCATGACTGGTGTTTTGCACACGTTACCTTTCAGCGACACTTCGTTTTGCTGGTCTGCTGGCGGTTCATTTATTGCCATGACTTCGGCTTCTATGTAAATTTTGACCGACGGTGCAGTGGGTTTTCTGTCAAATACGTTCTGTGTCTTGACTTTTCCCCCGATCAGCACTTCCGCGCCCTTCTTAAAGCGTGCAAGCTGCTTTTTTGTAGCTGCTACCGATCCAGAATATTGCAGGATCAGTCTGTCTTCATTTCCGCTTTTTCTCGGTACAATGATCATTGTTTCGTATATCTCTTTTTTCCATTCTGGTGCTTTCAAAATGGTTTTTGGTGTGTCGGCAATCACTCCAACGATCCCGACGGTGTTTTCTCTGTTTTCGCTCTGCATGGCTGCATATCTCCTTTTATGTTGTTTTTGTCCGTCGGTTCGTTCATGGCTTCGTATGCGTCATATAGCTTCGCTTTTAATGCAATAATCTGGAATTTTAGCATTTCTTTTTCTTCTTCCAGTTCTTCTTGCCTGCGTAGTGCTTCAAATAGCTTGCTTTCTGCGTTGTCTGCGGCAGCCTGCGCCCTTCCGACGCGTTCTTCGTACTTTTCGCAG